CCACTATAAGGTGTGGCTTGATCACCTTCTTGTGTTCCATTAGGATGAGTATATGATAACGTGCTTAACTGATTTACAGGTATAATAAATGAATTACTTGTAATTGCAGATGTTGGGCTACCTGATGGTAATTCAATGTCCGAAACTTCTGATTGAGCATCAGTAATACCTTGATTTACACTGTTTGAGTCTAAATTATTAGCTTCACTAAAATCTGCGTTTCCACATTGACAATCACAGGTTGTACAATCAGGGTAAGATAACATCGGTAAACCTATCCTTGGAAAATTTTCAATCTTTATCAAATATTTTGCAGTAAATACGATGAAGGCTATACCTGCCGCAATATAAAATAATGCAGCTAATGCTTGTTTAATTATTTGTAATATAGTTCCTATTGATATAATTGGTCCACCTACGTTGAAGTTTGTAAGTGAGAGGATATAGTAAACTAAATCTATCGCCATATCCACACCAAGATATACTAAATAAATCCCCAAAAAGATTAATAGATACTTTAACACTGGCCATATCCACGCAATAAAGTGAGCAATAAATAATAACACCAAAAGTGGAAACGTTAATATTGTCATTAAAATGTTGAAAACAAAAAATAAGAAGTCAAAGTTTCTTATTATATCATTAACAGGAAATGTGTTAACGGTTGACTTACAACCTCTATTATCAATCTCTTTTATTCCTAAATGTTTTGCTCTACCGACACCGTTTTTGTATCTATCAAGAAACATTGCCGTGGTATAAACTTTATTATAATTAAACTCATAAAAAGTATCTTCACAATTTATTGCGGCATCTGGATCAACATAATCATCCCAATCTAAACTAAACGAATATGATTTTAATAAATCAAAATATTCTTGATTATATTGTTTATAGGTTACTACCGCAGGTTGTAATGGATCGATAAACGTAGGTGTTATTAAAACATAATCATTTGGTGACTGAACAGTGATAACTTGGGGATCACCATAATAAGGTGTCCAACTAGAAGGTGGTGAGCCTACCGATACGGAATAGCTTGAGACGTTTATTGTTTCATCAAAAACAATCCCACCATCACCTAATGGTCCATAGTAAAATGAAATTGGCCCACCAGGAATTGAGAAGGTAACGGGGTTAGGTGTTGTTCCGACACCTGTATACGTAACCGATGAAGGTAATGTTGGGTCGGTTGGGACTATATTTAATAAAATAGTGTTAGTTACCCCTAAACCAGTTATTGATGTTAGTGGATCACCATTATAAGGAACCAAACCACTTATTGGTGAGTTAAAGTTTGGTGCGATAAACACTGTAAATGAGTCAACATTTGTTAACACAGGGTTTATCAAGTCACCAGGACCTGATACTTGGACACTACTTATTGTTGTTAACGGTTGTAAGGTTCCTGTTAATGTTTGGACTGTCCCTGTTTTTAATGGGTCACTATCATAACTTGACATATTCCACCCATGTTCTTTAATATTTGGAACAAAGTAGTTTGCTCTTAAAAAGTCACTTTGTAACCCACCTTCATTTTCCCACTTAAATTTAAATCTGTATTTAGCTTTAGTTGGTATTCCTATTTTAGGATCGTTAGATATTGCTTGTTCACCAAATTCATTTGTATAGATGTAATCTAAATTCATTGGTATGTTAACCAAATATGAACCATCACCATCTATTACTTTTCCATCACTTGGGAGTTTATGTTCTTCCAATATTGGTAATCCTAACTCGTCTGTAAATATCGTTTGTCTAATTGATAATATTTGTCCAGGCCCTGATATTAATTCACAAAGATTGCCTGTATTATTTCTTGGTTTACAACTAACTCTCAATGCGTCATCGTCAGTTGTTGATACAACCGAACCCATAAAAACCGCAGTTGGGTTAATACTCACACTTGCTTCAGTTGTTAAGTCAAAATCAACTCTTGTAATACCTAATTGACAAACATTTGTATCACCCCAAAGTGGTGCGATATCTACAATTTTATTTAATGTTTTAACTTGGGGTAACTCATTTAGATTTGTTGATGTTTTAAATCTACTCCCATCTACTTGAGTTTCAGTCGCTTGTCCTGCTTGGATTAAGTCCTGTGGTGATAACGAAAAACATCCAATATCTGATAAATCCACATCTAAAAAAATTGTTTGACTACCAAGAGGAACACCAAATATCATGTAGTCACCACTCTCGTTAGTTTTAACAGTAAATTTATAATACTTATCATATACTTCAATGTATGACTGATCCAATAATGTTTCTTGTCTATCGGGGAATGTTCCTGTCGCTAAATGTCCATCATAGGATGGATTTTTAGGTAATAAATTATAACGATAACCCTCCTCATTTACTTCAGATAAACTTGTATACGGATATAATTCACTAATAACAGGATTATTAGCGTCAGCATCTTCCAAAGGTATAAAAACAGAAACTTTTGCATTTGGTAAACCAAACCCTCCATTCACAAAAACTCTACCAACAACAACACCATAATCGGAACATTGTCTGTTATATATATCACTTTGTAATATCTTAAGTGAAAGTATGTTTAGGTGATCAAAATCTTGTTCTAAATTTAATTTAATACTTTTGTCTACACCTACTTGTGTCCTTATTCTATATGATTTTGGCATTAAGTTTTCTTTTCTTCATAAATAGTTTATTTCCCATTTTAGAAAAATAATCTTATTCCGAAAAAAGTAAAAATAAAAACCCACCGAGTGGGTGGGTTTAAAATATTCTTTATTATAAAACTACATATCTTCGTCAGAAAACATTTCTTTATATTCTTCTAAAGCGTAAATCAAATCATCTATTTTATCAATTTCACAATACGCCTCAATACGTGGACGAGTTCTACTACCTTTTAATAATATAGCATATCCATCACCACCACCACCACCTGCAACTGTTGCATAATTATTGTCATATAAACCTTCGTTTATAACTTTTTTTACAATACGAGACAAATCTCTTTCTGTTATTCTATTGTTTCCTCTCATCTTATTTTTTTATAATAAATATTATTTAATTAAGAAAAGTTCACACCTTTTAAATTAAGAACTCTTACATTTATATCTTTATTTGGGAAGCGTATTTGATATATCTGTGTTGGTTCTGCAAATATGGTATCGGCAATTAATTCAATTTGTCTTGTCGTTGTATCAGAGTATCTTTGGGATGTCTGTGATGATGAATATTGTCCACCGACTTTATTAAAGAAAGCAATATCAGATATACTTATAACACCCTCAATATTTTGTATTTGTCTTCTGATTTCAGATACAAAAACGTCACTACCCATTTGTCTATTAAGTGGTGAGAAATATTGTGTTATTAAATCAATAACTTGTGTTACTATTGAACCTTGGTTTTGACTTGCATCTAAAACAACATCAACGTCAACTGCTAAATCAATTACGTTCGCACTTTCAATAGAGATATAATCATTTATCATTCTATAGTTTGATAAATAATTTGCAATATTTTGTTTTAAAGTATTTGATGTAATTTCTGTTAATTTACCATCGTTATCATACGATAGTAACTTTATTTTAATTTTATTATTTTCTTCAGTTATTGACACTTTAGCAGGTGCACCAAATTGTGAAGGCATTGTTCTTATTACAGATTCGTAATCATTTACCGTAACAGCTCTATTTTGTGCTGAAAAATTATAGGTAACCATTTGTCTAACCTCTTCGGTAGATGGATTGTCGGCACCACCAATTGCGGCAGTTACGTTATTACATCTTAATGAATTTATAACACTTCTATTTATATTTTCAGAAGGACCATTAACGGAAAAAGTTACACTACCAATTTGATTAATTACGTTTACACCCAAATTAGTCCCACTACCACCACCAATTCTATACTGAACAAACATTGTTGTATTTGCTTGTAAAGCACTACCTAATGCAAGATTGTTTGAATATTTTGATAAATCAAAAGCCAATCCACTTCTTGCAAATTCTCTTAACTGATCTTCAGCGGATGTGTTTCCACCACCAAATGTCATTTTGAAAAACCCTTCAGGTGTGTATTCTGTAATAAATTTATTTGATGTAGTCACATACTTTCCTACTTTAATACCTGGTGAATCTGATACTTTTGTTGGATCCTCAATAAAGACTCTGTCTTCAATTAATGCTTTTACTTCATACCATCTATTGTTTTGTGATAAAAACTCTTGTGGTTGTGGTATTGTTGCGTATTGTGTTCCTTCTTTTATTAAAACACTTGTAACTCCTAATACATTTTTTTCAGGTAAGAACAATTCAAGGAATGGACGAACATCGTTGGCGGTAACTACCCTTTTAAAAACCTTGGTGACACCATTCACAACAACCTCTCTTTTTGTTATCGTATAATTCAACAGGTTTCCATTAGCATCAAAATTTGGTATTTTTAATCTATTTGGGAATCCTTCGGCATTAACCGCTGAAGCAAAATTTATATCATTTACGATTTCAAATATTTGTCCAGCACCATTAACTTGTGAACCTCGTCTTAAAATTCCACAGTATCTTAAATCTTCACTATCACCAAATGCGGGAACAGTTATTGAGAAATCACAAAGTGCCACTGACGGACGTTGTCCTGGTACCTTTAAACCATATGTTCTTGCAATATTAAATACTGATGATCTTTGTTGTGCATACTGTAATACAGTTTCTTGTATACTTCTATCAATATGAAAATGTAGGTTATCAGTAACCGCGGCATTTAAATCTAAAAATACAGAAAATATACCTGCATCATTAAAATTTTGAACAAGTTCGGGATAATACTGTCTTGTGTAATTTATAAGTTCAGTTCTAATCCCTTGGAAATCCCTTGTTGTATATGATATTTTTTTCTCTGCCATACTATTAAATATTAATAATCACAAAATCACTTGATTGGAAAGCGGCTGCGTTTATTTTGTAATCTACCCTGACTTTAGCGGTATATTCTTTTTGTGCTAACCCAGGGACTCTATATTCTCTTTGTCCTTCTGAATTTATATATGTTGCCCCTGGTTCATCTATATCATCAGTTGCAGGTGTTATTGATATATTTGTTATTAACAAACCAGGGATGAATTGTCCAACACTTTCTCTTATTTCACTCTCAATATCACTGAATGTTGGACCATCAAATGGTTCAAAAATATATTCATATAACCTAGTTCCAAAATCAGGTAAAAAATATCTACTACCTTTTCTTGTTAATAAAAGATGAATTAAATTACTCCTTACTTCATCATCAGATGTTTCTGTAACACCTAAATATTTACCCAAATATGATTGCTCAAAAGGAAAGGTAATACCGTATGTTGTTCCGTATGCCATATTTTAATAAATATAATGTTGACAATTTTTAATTAAATAGGGTAAAATAAAAAATCCCTACTTTTGTAGGGACTTTTTTAACTTTGTATTTCCTCTTTCGTATAAAGGTTCGTAGGGACAATGTTTGCAACTTGAACCACAACACTTACCTCTTTTTATGTGAAAGGATTCAGTCATAACAATATTACCATTTTCATCTTTGTAAAAATCAGGTTCAGGAGATTTTTTTGTAGTCTCCTGAACATATAATTGTTGGACCCAATCGTTTGATGCAGAATGTATCATATTAGCCATTTTGTTTTCTTATGTTATACAATGCAACTAAAACTTGTTGTATGAGAGTTGTATCGTTTCCCCAAGTCACTTTCATGGTTATACAATTTCACAAGCGCCGCCTGCACAAGCCGCCTCACCACGAAGGTCGGTATTATCTTGCAACTCAATAACTTTTGTTAAGTCAACATCTTTTAGTGCTGAAAGTAATCTTTCAAAGTCTTCTTGTGTGCAATCCTCAAAAGGAGCCTGTGTATAAGTTCCACCGTTGTAAGGTAAAACAGATAGTCCATTATAGAATTTTCTGTTTTTCCACATCCAATCACCAACAAATTCCCACTCATCTTCTTTAATTGAAACTGTTGCTGAAACGTTGTGTGTGTTTTGACCACTTCTGTGTCCAGGACGAATCCATTCTTGTGATACTTTTTTCACACGTTCCAACATTTGGAATACTGATTCGTGACGAAGGATTGAACCTTCAGGTGATTTTTGTGGTATTGTAATTACCGCAGTATCGTGTGGACGGAAGAACTCATCTTCAACAAGTTCAGGGTGATTGATTGCAAGGTAAGTATAGATTGCCTCATTCTTTCCAACACGGATTCTTCTTAAGTAATAATCATTATGCCAAGCGTGAATACCTGATGATGTTCCCAACACAAGTGATGATGTCCCTGATGGTTTAACGGTTGTTGTTCTTGCCGCTTTGTTGATTCCAATAAGTCCTGCAACTCTTTCGTTTTCTTCTCTTACTGCTTGAGCTGCCGCTTTCATATCGTAACCCAATACAACACCTGAACCAATACCAGTCATTCCAACACCAATAAGTGCGTCTTTTTCTGTTGTTCGTTTCCAAACATCACGAAGGTAGTGGAAATCGGTGTATCCTGCCTGTAATGTTCCAATAAATGCGGCACCTTTAACTCTTGTGTCAAAATCTTCTTGAGATTCTATATCGGATGCATTTACCTCACAAAGATTACAGAACTGATAAGGACGAAGTGCGATTTCACAACAAGGGTTTGTTCCCCAATCTTTATCATTAGAAAGATAAATTCCTGGTTCACCTGCTCCTGATAATTCAATTCTCTTCCACAAATCCATAAAGTATTCTTGTGTTACTTTGTGACGAAGAAGAACTGCTGAATTGTTTGCTCTACCTCTTTGTGGATTATGTTCCCACCAATTTCCTGACTTACAAGAAATCATTTCATCATCATCAGCAGAAAATAATGAGATAAGTGCTGCTCTACGAATACCACCAGCAAGAACCGCATCTGCAATATGACAAGTAATGTCATGTGCTTCAATTGGTGTTAACTTTTCACCATCTGTTTTGTTTTCCAATACCTTTGTAATATTGTGAATACAATCTTTAAGTGGTTGAGGACCTGGTGCTTTTCCTCCTGATGTAACAAGAAGAGCTCCTTTCTGACGAATATCAGAGAAATCAAATACTGGTGTTGAAGATTTAGAACCCATATATGATTCTACCAATACTTTAATTGCGTCAGCCCAACCTTCAATTGAATCTCCGATGAGGTATCTTCTTGTTCTGTTTGGGTTTGGTTTTTTAATTTCAGGTAGTTTATCTACGTGGTGTTTTTGAACTGAAAATCCAACGCCTGTTCCTCCTAATAATAAGAACATTGTTTCAGAAAATGCATCTGTGTGATCAATTGGCAAATATGCACAATTATATACTCTGTTTGGTGAAATCTCAATTGGTTTTCCACCAAACTGTAGGGATCTCATTGATGGTAAGATTTTCTTATCATATACCATCTTATAAACCTCCTCAATTTCATTTTTAATGTTTGGGTATTTTTTTTGGTGCATTTCTTTATTTCTTGTCACCAATTCTTCCCAAGTTTCCCTTCTATTCAATTCAGGGACAAATTTAGCGTATTTCATATACACCGTAATATCACTCAATATTTTTTGTGAAATATCCATATTTACAAATTTAATTATTTTATTTTAATTTTCCTACTATTTTGATTGTTCTTGTTCTCTCTCTTGACGTTTTTTCAACAATTCCTTAACTCTTTGTCTTTGTCTTTCTTCCTTTTGTTCTTCCAAACCTAAGAATGTTGTGGTTGATTCTGTATCAATGTCTATCATTGCGTTGTCAAACTTACAATTTTCAAAGACAACACCATCATCACCTATCCTTGATTTTGTGATGGCTATAGTTGCCAATTTCATTTCTTTTTGTTGTAATGTTTTTGCAACTGAAATGATTACGTGTCCAACTTGTGCTTTCTTAATAGAACCACCCATTTGATCGGTTGTTACAACTTCTGATGAAATTGATGAACGATTTCCTTGTGTTGCCGTCCAACCAACGATGTTCATTTCGTGACACATTGCTTCAAAAGCTCTCATTACAGAACCTTCACTCTTCCATTCATCACCTAAATTTTTATCAGGGACTACGCAGTCAATATAATCCAAAACAATCATATCTATTTTTATTCCATCTGCAACCATTTTTCTAATTTCGTTCTTGATTTGCATCATAGTTTTAGTATCAGATGGATCTTTTTTCAATATTAATTGATTTGGCATTGTATTTTCAATCTCTTTTACTTTATTCATCACCTCTTCTTTTCTCTCTGACAATTCGTCAGGGTGAATCTTTGTCCAAAGGGTAAAATGTTTCCTTTGTATCACTTTTGGGTTATCCTCAAAAAATACTTGTAGGACGTTAAAACCAAGATTGAATGCGTGGTTTGAAATCTTTGTAAGGATGGTAGACTTACCTACTCCTGTTGGTGCAAGGATTACTCCTATCTCACCTTTTGCCAACCCTCCTTTTAACAACCTGTCAATACCTGGTATTCCCATTGGTATTGGATGACGGTAGTCATCTTCAAGCACTTGGTCTAAGTTTGAAAAGACACCCATTGTACTAGTGTCTTTTGAACCAACCAATAAGGCTTCTCTCACCAATTCTTCTAATGTGTCGTAGTTCTCAAACTCTCCACCATCAATAATTTTTTGAGCC